TATCCGCTTCAACATTTCCTATTCTTTGTTTCCATAATTCCAGCGCTAATCTTTTTTCTTCTGGCTGCGTCGCCTGGAGTATCGTAGTTACTGATGGAAGTTTTTCTGCATTCACATCATAGTGACGTTCACCTTGATACAGGGCCCTAGAACTTGTTGGATAGATAAATTTTTTATTTAATATCATATAACTCTTAAAGGTTCTTCTTTATCTAAACCAAGTTCAAATCTAATTTTTTTTTCCATTTCTTTGTCCACGTTATTCATTAAAAGTTTTTTCCAAATATATGCACTCTTTGGATCAAAATTTCTAACAACTGATTTTGGAATCCATATACAAATACCTTCTACTATAAAAGGTTTATATTGATTGTTTTTACTACTTATATAAAGTCTTTTTACAGTACCATCTATTTTTATTCTAATGGCCTTTTGAGTTTCTTTAACTAATGCAAATTTTACAGGATAATAAAAATCAAATTCATCAGAAGTTAAGTGTTTACTCTTCCAAGTCATAAATTTCTTTCAACTATGATTTCATGTAAACGTTTTATTAATTTAAATGATATATCTCTTTTACTTAAATTACATTCAGTACAACAAAAAATAATATTATTAATACTATAGGTTTCAGAACTATTTAAACGATCTATTGAAAAATTTTTAAGCGTATTTTTTCTTGATTTTCCCTTATCACTTTTAGGATTAGCTCCTTTTCCAACAACATATCTATTAGTTATATAAGTCCAAGGTTCTTTACAGTAGAAACAATTTCTTCCATATTTTTCTACATATTCATAAAAATGTTTTTTAATTTCTACTTTAGTACAATTAGGAACAAACCCTCTTCTTTTAAGAGCACTTGGTTTAAAAAAGTCTTTAATTTTAATAGTTAAAAATCCATCTTCACTATTGCCGTATTTGTATTCTCTTTCAGCTGCTAAAAAAATGTTACGTTTTCTCATTACATTTCTTTTTTACACTTTAAAATATTTTTTAAATTAATGGCTTGAATTTCTTCACGCAAAAAAGCTATATCTTTTTTTAACATATTATTTTCTTCTGTTAATCTAAAATTAGCTTTTTCAAGAAGATAAATTTTTTTATCTAAATCGTTAGGACCCTTATCTTTCATCGATACCATTTAAAAATTTGTATCATTATAAGTACAAAAATAATTATAAGACCTAGTTCAATAAGCGGATTCATTTATAAATAATAATTGATACAATTAATAATAACCAAGATACAACAATTATTATTAACCAGGGGTTTGGTTTATGTTTTTTTAGATCCATTTTTTCTCTTTCCAAAACAATCAAATTTTTTATGATATGCTTTTAATAATTTAGCAATTGATTTTTTATATCCAGACAATGTCATTGTTGCATCCTTTCATAGTTCATTAATTTTTTAACATTTTTTTCTTTTAGTTCACCTTGATTGTTACAATATTTACAATCTTTATATACAGGTTCTTTTTCCCCTTGATAATGTATTGTAATGTAACCGTTTCCCTTACACTCTGGGCATATTATCTTCATGTTTAGCCTTTCTGGTATGATTCCAAACTATACCTAATTTTTTAAGTCTTTTTAAATTTAAAAGTTTTTTTACTTTTTCATGTATATACATAGGATCAAACCCTGCATTATTACACACATCAAAAAAATCTTTTGATTTATTAATAAACCAGTTTTCAGCTAATTTTTTTTCATGTAAACTCATTGCTTTGTTTTCAAAATCTGAAAGAGCATCATAAAGCATTTGGCATAAAACAGCCTTCCATAACTTTTGTTCTGGAATTAAATCACTGCTTTCTACCTGTACATTTAAATTACTTTGAAGCAATTTTACCATTTAAACTCTTCGCTTTCTCGTCTATTAATATTGCAACAGTTTGTGATCTACTCACAATAACAGGAGGAGCAATCACTCTACGTATCTTATCTAATTTAGCATAAGCTTCCTTAGATAAAGTTACATTTTTATATTTACTCATATCAGTCATTTATAACCTTTCTTATTTGTTTATAATATAGGATTTTATTCTATATTATTTTATATGTCAAATAAATTATTTACGACCTTGGCCCATATATACCTTATGTGTATTTCTTTTATTAGGCCTTTTTGAATGACGCCCTGGACGTTTTTTATTGGTTTGTTCAATAAATAGACCGTTTCCTAAACTTACTTTTCTAGCCATTATTTTTTACGAACAATGTTTTTTTTATTTGTTTTTTATCCATAGGTAAATATTTAATAACACCATTAACATGTTGTTTAAGTTCATTTCCACAATTAGTACATTTATAAATATTGTCTAAAATAGATACTAAAGGTGCTATTTCTCTACATCCAGGACAAATACCATAAACAATTAAAGATTCAATTGTAAAAGTTTTCATGTTATTGAAGAATATACTGTTTTACCATTCTCTTTACTAGCTTTTAAATATTGACGTCTATTGCCTGAATCATTGTGACTGCAATGAATCCATCCAGAGTTAGGGTCGTTAGGTGTCCAGAATTCAAGTATACATTGATCGTAATCAAGATTTTGAACAATCCAATCACTCACTTCTTTATTATGTATACCAAATATTTCAAAGTCTGCTGCTTGTCCCTGGGTATGTTGACTTTTGCTGCTCGATCCTATGGCCTCGCAAAGCGCTGCTGATCTGTAGCCTGAAGAAATAGATACTGGCATTTTAAAATGATTACGAACAGGTTGTAATATGTGTGTACACAACAACATTAAATTTGTTATGTGTTCATCTTCTGGCTCGTTTGGAATACCAAGTCTAATTGCTTCTTGTGACTTTGTTAATTCGTCTAATGTAAAATTATCACTTAATTTCATTTCTTAATTTTTTAATAACCTCAATAACATGTTTTTCATATTCTTTATTTGTAGAAAAACTATCTAATGCCTTTGCCATTTTAATAGGATCTCTATTGAATGACATATCTCTGGCTTTTCTAAATTCTGTATACACTTGTTTTGTATTTAAAATTTCAATGTAATATCTAACAGATTCACACTTGTTTTTAAAGACTCTTACACGCCATTCTATGGAATCTGGCTGTTTATAAGGTAGCATACCCTCTTTAGACCATACTCTTATACCAAACAGATTATGGCCCTCTAATGCAAACCTTGACGTTCCATAGTTGCTTTCTACAATGGCTTGAGCCACTATTAGTTCAGTATTTATGTGTTTATTTTTGGGGATGTCGAAATTGAGGTAGGAGATACACTTTTTGAGTGAGGTAATGAATTCTTGATTGTTATGATATTCAAACCTTGGAGGACCAAACCCCAGGCTTTTTGCCCAGGCGATTGTGGCGTTCTCAGTTTTCTTCTTGGCGACGGGGTTCGGAAAGAATGTACCTAATACAAACGCTATTAGAGCTACTATCAAATACTTTATTAATAAATTCTTTATTATCATAACATTTACAGTGATTTGAGAGGCAGCATCCAGCCGCGAGATTGTTAATACAATTAATCTTGCTTAACTTTTGGTACAATTATTTTGTCCACTTGATAAAACATATCATCAGTATCTTCTAATTGCCAACCTTTATTTTCGACATTCCATTCAGTAGTTGTAACTTTATAATCTGGCCAATGTTTAGAAGTAGTAAAGCTAGGAATACTCCACAAAATACGATTATTAGGCTGAGCTGCATAATTACCGTTATCAAGGGCCAAAATATGTGCGCACTTATGTTGATCAGGGATTTCGGAATGTTCAGTATCCAAGATATTAGGTTCTGGATGTGCCCAATCAATTGTAAATAGATATTCACCATGTATAAATTTTTTATCTTTACCTAAATATCTACAACGTTGTCCGATTAAAAAATCAAAAGTAGTAATGCTAGGATAATAACTAAATGAATTCCATAACTCAAGATCTTCGAGATTTTGAGATTCCATTTTTGTGCTATGCACATCACGGCTGATTCTTCCTTGAATAAAAGCACTGATAGGAAGTCTCCAATAGATTGCACCGTTTGTAAGTAAAGCATGAAATAAGATTGCACGCCCTGGAATACTTGCAATAGCAAAGACCACACAATCTTCAGTTTCACCTTGATGTTCTCGTAAGTCATATAAATATTCCCTTCTTATTTTGCAATAGATGGGTGGAATGTTAGCATTTAAATAAGACATAATCAATCAAAGATTTGTCCCCAGTTTTCACCGGATTCATAATCTACTTTATTTGGAACTTCTAATTGAACTGCATTTTCCATTATATTTACAATTTTTTTTGCATGTTCTGGAGATTCTACAGATATATCCAATTCATCATGAATTTGAATATGAGCAACTATTCCTTCTTTGTATAATTCTATCATAGATTTTTTTGTCATATCAGCAGCAGAACCTTGTATTAATTTATTTAATGCTTTGTATGTATATGCTCTTCTAATCCCTGGTCCGTGTTCCTGGAGTGCTTCTTCATGAGGCAGTGCTCTATGCATACCAAATTGATTAGGTTCCCATAAATGAAATCTACATAGACGACCTAGTAAAGTTCTAATTTGTCCACGTTCTTGTGATCTATTTGAGGCAGCATTAGTTAACTGTTTTACAAATGGAACTTTAGCATGATACTGTTCAAATAGTTCAGCAGCCTTTTCTTTAGATACACCAAGTTCAGCTTGTAACTTAGCTTTACCCATTCCATAAAATAATCCTAAGTTAATAGTTTTAGCTTGTGATCTTGGAATGTTTGCCATATCCGCTACTACTTGATGAAAATCTGTATTAGGATCTTCTTTATAAGAATCAACCACATCATAAACAGATGGAAATTTATATAAAGAAGCATAATGCACAACTAATCTAGGTTCTTGTTGTGAATAATCGAAACAACCCCACGTATGATTTTCTTCTGGTAAAAATAAAGATCTAATCATAGGTCCAAGATCCTTGTTCCTTGCTGGAAGTTGCTGAAGGTTAGGATTACTATAACTAAATCTTCCAGTAACAGTTCCACCTTGATCAGATCTAATTTGATTTATATCAGCATGAATACGTCCTTTGTGTTCATGTCTAATGATTGTATCAATAAAAGTTGTATGTGCTTTATTAATTTCTCTTGCTTTTGCAATCATTTGGACTATAGGGTTAGAATGTTCTTGTAAAAAATTTTTAGTGAAAGAGGGTGCTAATGATTTCTCAGTTCTTTCATAGGGTAAACCAAGCTTATCAAAAACTTTTGCTATGCTTCTTGCTGCCCAAATCTGGGGCTCTATCCCTGTTTCTTGTTTTACTTTTAATAACAATTCATTCTCTTGTGCTGTTAGCTGTTGTTTCAGTTTGTGTGCTCTTTCTATATCAACTCTTACACCTTTAAATTTCATATCAACTAAACATGGGAATAAATCAGTTTCTGTACTAAATATTGATTCTATATCTTGATGAACTATTTCTTTTTTAAACATTTGCCAAAGCTCTAATGTAAGTTCAGCATCTTTTTCAGCGTATGCTCCAACTTCCATTGCTGGTAATTGCCACATATCTTCTTTAGGATCTAATCCTCTTGACTTGGCTGCTTCATTTAAAGCGGCCTCACTCTTACCATAACCAAGATAATCCCAAGACAGCATATTTAAACTATATTGAAATCTATTTTCATCAACCAATGATGCTGCAATCATAGTATCTACGATTAAACCATTGATTTTAATACCTAATTGTCTAATCCAACATACGTCATACATTGCATTATGAAATATTTTTATTGATGGAGTTGCCATTGTATCTTTAAACCATTCTAAAACTTTCTTACGATCCATGTTAGGACCTGATCCATGCGCTATAGGAAAATAAAAAGATCTCCCTGGAACAGCTACAGCTATACCTATTACTTCTCCATTACCTATAACAGAACCTGATCCTTTCTTTTTTAAATCTGGATCTCTAGTCTCTAAGTCTACTGCGATCTCATCATAAGATCTTAGATCAGGAAACTCTTCTGGTTCTACCCATTCCTTCTGTGCTTCAAATAGAGGTACTTTCATAATCCCTTTCTATAATCATTTCTATATAATGTATTGCTTTTAACAAATCCTGTTTCTTTCCTTTATCTTGGTGTCTGCAAATATATTTAATTGCATTGCCTTCAGCAAACAGTATCTTATTCTTATTGATAAATAAAGAGGGCTGTATCTTATACTTTTTATAATGTGCTCCTCCTACTTGTTTAAAAAATGCCTTATTACTCATAACTGATAACCATACCTTTCTTTTTTTGATTTAAATAAATAAAGATTCTCCATAGATCTTGTTACACCCACATACCAAACTCTATTCTCTTCATCTTGTTTGTCTACATTCTCAGCAGTAGCTTCTCTGATCTTTCTTGCATTATCTAACACAAGAACAACATTTTTACATTCACCACCTTTTGCTGCATGAATTGTTGATACTTCTATTCTTGGTTCTTCAGATAATTTCTCACCATTGGATAGCATACTTCTAATATAAAATTCTTCATTGTGATCTGCATTTACAAACGCATCATACCATTTCATATCTCTATTGAATCCAAGATCTTCTATTCTAACTGTCATTTTATTTTGAAAATTGTTTTCATTAAATGGTTCTTGTAAATAATCATAGATATCTCTACAGTCAGCAATTGAGATTTGATTCCCCTCCGTTAAAGAGGTCCATCTTAATATTGATTTATAAAATTTATTATTAAAACTTTTTCCATACATATTTTTATAGTAAAGATTATTTTGTTTTAACTGGTTAGATATTTCTAAAGCTCTATACACTGTTCTTGTTAGTATTAACCATTTATCATTGTTAATATCTAAATTATCAAAGTTAAATATTGATTCTACTTTTCCCTGTATAATATTTCCTTCTCTATCTTTTTTTGGAAAATATATTTTTTCTTTTCTATTACCCTGTATTCTATCTAATATAATATTTGAAACTTCTTGAACAGCCTGTGGTATACGTTCAGATTGTTGTAATACTTCTTCTATTGCCGGTTGATCAATAAATCTATTAACATCAGCTCCAGCCCATGCAAATATAGCCTGGTCATCATCACCTGCTATAAAAATATCTTTTGATTTATCATTTAAAATATCAAACATCTTCCATTGTATTGGAGATAAATCCTGGGCCTCATCAATAAACACAACATCAAATTGTGGACATTTATCTTTATTACTTACAAATTGAGTAATCATGTCTGTATAATCATAAAGATTATAAGCTTTTTTATAATTTAAAAAGTTTTCATAGACGTGATTTAATACTTCAAAATCTATTTCTCTACTCCATTCATTTGTATTAAACTCATCTTCAATAGATATATTTTTAATACGTGCCTTATTAATTAATTTAAAATATTCATTATCACAATTTAAATAACCACTCTCATCTGATTCTGAATAATAATTAACTCTTATACTTAATTCTTTTCCAATTTGTTCATAATGAATTGGTTGCATTACATTTTCTTCACTCATACCTAAAGTATGAAAAGCTAATGAATGAAGTGTTTGAAAGAATTTAACATCGGTTCTAACATAGTCTTTATGTTTATTTAAAAATCTTTCTCTTGCTTCCGCAGCAGCCTTTCTTGTAAATGCAAAATAACCTATTTTGTTTAATGGAACACCTTTCATTAAATAGTTATTAACTTCATTTAATAAAGTCATTGTCTTACCTGTACCTGGAGGACCCAATACTTTCTTTATCATTAGAATACGTCCTTATTTCCTTTAATTTTAACTAACTCTGTTTTAGCTATATCTTTTATAAATTGATTTCCTTCTAACGTTAAATTTATTTTAACAGTTTCCACTGCTTCATAGTTTATGGTTTCATTGTTTAATTTTGGAAATCTTTTCTTAACTCCAAACTCTGCTTTATATCTTTCCTGTATCCTTTGAGCTGTTCTTTCTTTTCCTTCTCTCCACTCCTTATTTTTTAAAGTGTTATAGAAATTTGCAAATTTAAAAAATGAATGACCATCTTCTATTAATACAGCCCCTGATTTGAAAGAAGCATATGACTTTGCTTTTGGTCCATTAATATATTCTTCTAAATATTCATGTAATAATTCGTCAGGAGTTGTTCCTTTAGGTGGTTGAAGTATTTCCGTAGGAGGAAGTAATTTAGCAATTACATTTTCAAAATCATCTCCTTTTACCTTTGCTACATAAATATTTGCGGTTTTCATAATTAAAGATCTTAATTCTTCTTGATCTTTAATTTGTTTAATATCTTTAGCTCTAACTTGTTTAATACCTTTGTTATCTGGTAACTCCACATTAAAAGTATATTCTGGTTCTGGATAATTAATTTTTACTAAATTAGATAGTGGTGGAAACATTCTCTTCCTATCAGATCCAACACCGTGTTTTCTTTTAAGACACTCTGATTTCATACAGAAGTTAACAATTGGTTCTTGAGTACAAGTATATCCTTTTGTATTTTTTGCAGCTGATCTAACTTTATCTAATATCTTTTTTTCTGATCCCCAATCATCTAATACAACTCCATTAGAATCTTTTATAAAATATTTTTGTGGAGCTGCTTTAAGGACACTTTGCCAATTATCAGGATATTTTTTCTTAGCAAATACCATGTAATTATATAACCATCTATCTCTACCATCGGATAATTCTTCTTTACTCATGATCTGTAAACAAGGAGGACCATCATTAAATTCTTCCGGGCCTCCCTGTAAAACAGTTTTCACAAGGGCAAGCGAAAACTCTTCTAATTCTTCTTTTGTTTTTTTATTATGATTAACTATTTTAATAAATTGTTCTAATGTAAAAGCAGTTCCATCGTAATTAATTGCAATTCTTTCACTTCCATTAAAGTAAGGAAGATTTATATATTGACCATTAGACCATTCTTTTTTCTCTTCATCATATCCAAGTTCTGTTTGCTTTGGATATATTTCAGTCGTTGGTTTTAATTTTAATGTAAATAATAAACCTTCTAAAAAATTTCTTAAGAACACTGCTCTAGCTTTTTCTTTTAAAAATAAATATAGATGTAGACCACCACTTTTTGATTTAACCGGAATCAACGGAAGATTATTTTGTTTTATAATATCTAAATATTTTTTATATGGAAAATTTGAATAACTGTGTTCTTTGTCGTCAATATCAATAGCCCCAAAACTAACCATGCCATCATCATCACATGGTTGAATACCTATAGATGTCTTACCGTTTAAATGATTAAAATAATCTTTATCTGTTACTTCTTTAAATGACCAACCATATTTTTCTGGTTTCTTTTTTCCTGTTTCAGGATCAATAGTAAACTTATCTAAATAAGCGATACCAAAATTTCTTTTTAGCCCGCTAAATATTTCTCCAAACTCTTTCTCCATAAATGCCCTTGTAGTTTGGGGCAAGAATTAACTTGCCCCATTTATTAATTATTAGAAGTGGGCTTCAGATGTCTTTTCAGACGTGCTGGACTCACCATGTTTTACTTTAATGTCTCCTCTTGAAACACTTTCAGCAAAAGACTTAGCTTGTTGATATAAAGAAGAATCCTCAACAGGACCTACTTTACTAACTTCCCAACCGAACCAAGTACCTTTATCATTTGATTGTTGTACCGTTCTTAATTTGTATATGTGACTAAAAGATGCCGGTGTAAATAATCCATTTGCACCTTTCATCTTAATACTAGCCATCATACTATTCCATTTTCTAGAAATCTTTAATTGTGTAGATTTCATAGCCAATAGAGCAGTCGTTGGAGTTTGACCACATACAATTAAAAAGTGACTTGCAGTTTTCTCAACATAGTTTCCGCTAGGAAGTCTATCTTTAAAAGAACCATCTCTTTTTGTTTTTGTAAGTATATCACTTGACGATGAATGGATTCCAACTGGAGCCCCAGAACCTTCGCCTCTATCTTGCCATTCAATATATTCTAATTTGTAATGACATGGTAGGACATCAATTCCTTTTTCACCATCAAACAATTCTCCTGTAACAGAGTTGTAAATCATTCCAGGTTCTGCACCTTGAACATATTTACCATCTCTCTTATTAACTTCTGGAGACAATTGTCCTAGTATTTTAAGAAAAGGTAATGCTAGATCTTCGTGACCCATATTACCTAGACCTTTATCTGCATCTGCTTCAAACAGACTAACAGCTAAAGCTCCTGCAGTTACTTTCTCAGTCACTGCATTGGAC